CTGCACCTGCATGAGCTCCTGCGGCTGGCCGAACTGCACCACGTTCTGGAGCTCGTAGGCGTAGATCGTGTCATCGTGGGCCAGGCGCGGCGTCTCGAAGTAGCGCGTCGTGCGCTGCTCGGTCTTGCGTTGCTTGCCCGCGGTGCCGCGCTCGCTGAACGGGATCAGCACCAGCTTGCCGGTGCGTTCCTCGACGCGGAGCGCCGTGGTCAGCATCGGGACCGGGGTGAACAGGTTCAGCGAGCCGAGCTCCGTCGGCTGGTACGGGTTGCGCTGGATCGCGGCGGTCAGGCTGATCGCCGAGAACGGGTCGGAGTTGAAGACGTCAAGAGAGATTTCGCCGGCCATGGCAGAGTCCTTGTCGAAGAGGTTGGAAGCGCCGCTGTGGGCGGACGAAGGGGTTGCGGGGGATCAGCGGGGGATGATTCCGATGGCGCGCAGGCCCGCGACGCCGGCGGCGATCACGGCGGCGTTCGCACCGGTCGGGAAGATGAGCTCGGCCTGGTTGACCTCGGCCAGGCGCGCGACGTAGGCGGCGTTGGTGTCCGCGTTCGTCACGTCCTTCGTCATGCCGAGGATGCCGGCCACGACCTGCGAACCGTCCACGTTGGCCGGATCCCAGGCGGTGAGCTTGCCGGAGCCCGCCGCGACGGTGACGGCGAACGAGTCGCCGGCCACGAACGCGGTGCCACCGGCCGTGATGGTGAAGCTCAGACCGCCGGCCTTGAAGGCGACGCCCGTCGTGCCGTGGCCGACCTCCTGCCCGTTGGGCGCCGTCACCACGTAGTGTGTCGCGTCGTCGAACTCCACCATGTAGACGCCCACCTGCGCGGCATAGCCGGCGACGGAGGTGCTGCCGACGGTGCCGTTGCCCGTGTTGCCGGCGTTGGCCGCCGAGGTCAGCGTCGGGTTGCCGGGGGTCGCCGTGACGGTGAACGTGAACCCGTCGTTGGCGACGAAGGCGGTGCCGCCGGCGGTCAGCGTGAAGCCGATGCCGAGCGCGCTGAAGGCAACGCCGGTCGTGCCCGTGGCGGTCGCGCCGTCGGGTGCGGTCACGGTGAAGTGCGTCGCGTCGGTCATCACCAGCGCGTAGGCGCCGGGGATGGTCGCGGGCGCGGCCTGCGGCGTGATCGTGCCGAACGTGCCGTTGCCGGTGTTGGCGCCCAGCGCGGCGGCGCTCGCCGTCAGCGCCGCGGTGATGATGCCCAGCAGCGTGCCGGCGAGGTACTTCTTGCCGCCGGTCAGCACGCCCTGTTCGAACGATTGCCGGCCGCGGCCCTGCGAGACGAGGAAGCCGAAGGCGTGGAGTTGTTCCACCAGCGGCGTGACTTTCGGGTTGCCCATGTTCGGGTCCTTTCAGGGAGTTGCAGAAAGACGCGGCGAGCTCGCCGCAGCTGGGGGATTCAGTAGCCGTTCTTCTTGTTCAGGGCGCGCACGGCGTCCCACGAGGCGTCGATCGCAGCCTGGCCGGTGAGCTTCGGCGCGTCGCCCCCGCTCACGCGCGGATTGCGATCGGAGCGGCCCGCGACGTTGCTCGCCAGCGGGGCCGACGCCGGGGCGGCGGCGGTGGGCGCGGGCGTGCCCTCGAGGATGGCCAGCGCCTCGTCCCGCGGCATGCGCGTCGTGAAGGCCAGCTTGGCGGCCAGCACCGGGTTCTTGCCGGCGGCCGGCGAGGCGAAGATGGTGGCGCACCGGGCCTGCTCGCGACGACGGGCCGCGGCGGCGGCGGAACTGCCGCGCATTTCTTCGTCCTTGTCGTCGTCGGCGGAAGCGGTGGTGTCGTCGCCGTCGTCGTCGCCGCGCGCGCCCTTGGCACCCTTGGCGCCCTTGGCCTTCTTGTCGTCCTCGTCGTCGAGCGCCTTCATGCGCTTGTCGTAGTCCTCGTCGGACTCGCCCTCGCGTTGCTTGCGCTCGTCGTCGTCACCGTCGTCGGCGCGATTGCCCTTGGCGCCCTTCGCGCCCTTGTCGTCCTTCGGCAGCGTGGTCGTGTCGTCGTCATCGTCGGACGCCCGCGCGGCGCCGGCGCCAACGCCGGCCAGGTGCGCGAAGGACAGGGCCCGCGCGGTCAGGGAGGTGAGGAGTCGTGCCATGCTGGTTCCTTCAGTGGGTCAAAGTTGCTCGATCAATTCCTGGAAGGCCTGGTCGGGGGCCATGACGGCGTCCGCGAATCCGATGTCGACGCCGGCGGATCCCAGGAAAGTCGTCGCTTGCGTCTCGAGCACCTTCGCTCGATCCATTGCTCGATTGCGTGCCACGGTGTCGACGAAGAGATTGCCCATCATGTCGACGTCCGCTTGAAACCGCGCGCGCGCCTCCTTCGTCAGCGGGCTGAACTCGTTGCCGTCCGCCTTGCGCGCGCCGAAGGTGATCAGTTCGACCTTGATGCCAGCCTTGCCCATCGCCTCGGACATGTCGATGCAGGCGCTGATGACGCCCACGCTGCCGGTGCCGCCGGTGCGCGGCACGACGATGCGATCGGTGGCGCTGGCCAGCGCGTAGCAGGCCGAGTACGCCGTCTCGGACAGGATCGACCACATGGGCTTCGTGCCGCGCGCGTGGTAGATCGTGTCGACCAGGTCGAAGCAGCCGGCGACCTCGCCTCCGGGGCTCTCCATGTCGAAGGCGATGGCCTTAACCTCCGGGTCGTCCATGGCCAGGCTCAGCGACGCGCGGATGCCGTCGTAGCCCGTCATGCCGCAGGACGGCCGCATCGTGCCGAGCTTGGCCACCAGCGTGCCGGTCACCGGGATGATGGCCACGCCGCGCACGACGTCGTAGGCCGACACGTGCGCCGGCGCCGCATCCGAGTCATCGAACCAGCCGTCGTCGAACGCCAGGACATCGCCGTTGGCGCGGAACAGCTGCGACAGGCCCATGCGGTCGGCCATCGCCGCCATCACGACCTCGAGCTTGTCGGGCGTGATGGCCAGCGGGACGTTGAACAGGCGTTGCGCCAGGTGCGGGAGGTTGCGGAGGCTCATTTCTTGTCGCCCTGCGAGTTGTTCTCGATCGTCTCGTCGCCGTTGCCGGCTGGATCCAGCGCGCCGTTGACATTGCCCCACGCGGGCACCGGCACGCCGGCCTCGGCGTAGGCGCGGTTCTCGGCGGCGCGCTGGAGGAGCACTTCTTCCCAGTCCTGGCCCTGCTCTGCCGCCTCGGCCTCGAGCGTCGACGTGCCGGCCTCGAGTCGCAGGATCGCGCCGGCAGGCTCCTTCGTCGGGTCCACCCAGCCGCGGGCCGGGCCCAGCCAGCGGCAGCGCGAGTACGCGGCCGCGGCCTCGACGTACTGCGGCGCGCCGGCGGGCAGCGGCAGTTGCCCGAGCTCCATCGCCTCGCGCAGCCACACGCCGTAGCAGGGCGTCGCGCTGTTCAGCGCGAACTCGGCGCGGCGCCGGGACAGCGTCTTCCACGTCTCCATGAGCGCGGCGCGCGCGCTCGAGTAGTTGGTGCGCGACCAGTCCTGCGTCACCTGTTCCACCGAGATGCCGGTCGCCGCCGCGAAGACGCACAGCATCTCGTGGGCGAACTCGCCGAAGTTGCTGTGCGGGTGCGCTGCCGCGACCGTCTCGATCGACTCGCCGGGGAACAGCGTCGGCACGCGGGCGCCATCGAGCAGCGCCGGCCGCGACTTGGACCAGTCGGCGCGCATGTCCTGGTAGGCGCTCAGTTCCGCGATGCCGTCGTCGTCGGCGCCCATCGCCTCCTGCACCTGCGAGGGGTCGTACGGGCTGGTGACGTAGGTGCCGAACGTCGCCGCGATCGTCGCCTGCTGGAGCTCGACGCCGTAGTAGCGCGCGAGCATCTTCATGTGCGTGAGGACGCTCGTGAAGACACCCAGCCCGCGGTGCTGGCCAGCGCGATCGGCGTCGAAGTCGTGGAAGACCCGCGGCCAGCCGTCGGGGTCTTCGCGCGGCACGCGCTCCCAGCGCATCGACTCGACGGCGTTGTACCAGTCGTTCTGTTCCGCCTCGCGGATGTGATAGGCGATCGGCACCCCGTAGCCGTCGGACTCGACGCCGCCGCGAAGGTACTTCGTGTCCATCGCCTGGTAGGGGTTCGAGAGGCGGTCAGGGTCGACCAGGAGGAACGCCGTGGCGTAGTCGGAGCCGCCGTAGCCCACGCGCTCGGGGATCCAGAACGGCAGCGTCAGAGCGTCGCCGTCGACGAGCTTGTGGCGCAGGCTGATCCGGAACTGCTGGCCTACCGTGAAGCGGCGCTCGACGTCGCTGAAGCGGCCCGGGTTGTCCGAGAAGCCGCGCCACAAGGCCTCCGCGGCCTGGCGGAATTCGTTGGCCCACACCTCGTCGAACGCCTTGATGCCGAAACGCAGGCGGAGCGCGCGGTGATCAGGCTGGGCCAGCAGCCGCAGGTGCGTGCCGACGACGTTGTCCAGGATGCGGATGATGCCGCCCGACGCCCAGCCGCTGTTGCGCGCCAGGTCGCGGGAACGCGCGACCATCCGGTCGCGGTGCATGTTGATTTCCGAGTCCGGCGACCGGATCTGCGGAAACCACTCGCCCATCTCCTGCGACGTGATACGGCTCGCGTCGTACGGGAACATCGCGTTCGCGAGCCCGCGCACGGCCGTCGTCGTTCCGTCCCAGCCGCTGTCGGCGCGCGCGCCGCGCGGGCCGGACGGCGCCAGCTGGAACGGCTTGCCGCTCGCGTCGACGATCTTCGAGGTGCCCGTCATGGTCAGAAGTAGGGGCGCATCGGCGCGCGGCCGCCGCCCTGCATGACGCCGCGCGCGCTGAGCTCGCTCTGGATCGCGACGATCTCGGCGGTGATCGCAGCGCGATCGGCCGGCGTGTAGGTGACAGAGCGCGCGCCGTCGCTCTGCGAGTAGCTGACGGCCTGCGCCTTGCGACCGGCGATGACGTCCATGCGGGCCTGGATCAGCTGGGGGAGCCAGGATTGCAGCGTCGTCGTGTCGATCGTGCTGTAGATGGAGGTGCGGCAGACCATGGGCAAATGGTCTGTCGCGCCGCTTGAGAGCGCGCGCTCTACCGCGCCGACGCGATGGCGCGCGCCAGCGCCTTGCCCATCTCGCGATTAAAGTTCTTGGCCACCGTGCGCGAGGCGACGTTGAACCAGTCCAGATACTGCGTCGCCGGGTGGGCGTCGGTGAACTTCACCAGCAGGACCAACTTGCCCGAGGTGTTCCGGCGCGCCTTCGGCTCGCGAATCTTGCCGGTGCGCGTCATGAGCGGCAGCTCGAGGTCGACGGAGGTGTCGCGCTGCCAGACGCCGTTGACCGGTCCCGCCTTCGTCCGGATGGTGCCGACGAAGATGTCGGGCCGGCCCTTGAGCTTGCGCAGGAAGTTGCGTGGCAGGTTGCCGAACTGGTCCAGGTCGCGCACAGCATCGACGGGCTTGAGGAGCGCCCGGCTGTTCAGCTTGTTCTTGCCGCCGAACTGGTATGGCTCGAGGTAGGCGGCGGTGATGTCCTTGACGAACACCGTCGCCTCCATGCGGGCCTTGTTCGCCTTTCGGATGCCGATCGCGTCGGTGGTGAAGGGCCTCGGCCGGTCCAGCACCTTTTTCTCGTTCGCCTGCTCGGCGACCACCACCGACTTCGCCAGCGCCGTCAGCGCCTGAGCGGTTGCAAAGGGCAGTTGCTTGTGGGCGAAGGCGCTCAGCTGCTTCTCGAACGCCTTGATGTTGGTGCGGATGTTCAACTCGAACGTCATGCGAGCCTCGATGCGATGGAAGGTTTCGACGACGACTTCGTGCCGGGCATGCTGGTCAACGGCATGGCCGGCTGCATCGCCTGCTGCTCGACGTCATCCAGCGGCGCGGAGGTGGGCTCCTCGGCGTCCGGCTCCGGTCCGCGCAGCCTGGCGACGGTCTTGTTCAGCTTCAGCCCCAAGTGGATCAGGCCGCACAGGGCCGCGTAGGCGTAGACCCGGCAGTCCAGGGCCTCGTTCGCGCGGCCCTTGCTGAGCTCCCACACCCGGTAGCGCACGCCGCCGGCGGACTTCGTGATCAGGCGCTCGGCGAGCAGCTGGCTGTAGTAGCCGATGTCGCGGTCGACGGGGAAGTGCATGTAGCCCGGGCCGGGCACCTCGACGTGCAGGCGCTGCCGGACCACGTCCTTCGCCGCGTTGACGCCGATGATCACCGGCCTGAACGACGACTTGTTCCGCCGGCTGGGCCGCTTCGTTGGCCAGACCGGGTTGCGCTGCCCCATGCGCGCCGACTCGCCCTTGATCGCCCAAATGCGGCGCTGCAGCCGAGCCTTCGCGAACTGGTAGACCTCCTGGGTGTAGTGACCGCCGGAGTCGATGCACACCGCCATGACGGCGAAGCGGCGCCCGCCAGGCCCGGTGCGGATGCGCTTGAGGTAGGCGTCCAGCTGCTCCTGCACGGCGGGGTCGGCGAACTCGCCCTCGATGACGTGGTGATCCAGCGACCAGGACTCCTCGTTCTCACCCCAGCCCACGAGCTCGATCTCGACGCGGTCGTCCTGCACGTCCACGCCAGCTGTGCAGACCGCGACGCCGTCAGCGACTTCATCCGCCCACACCTCAGCGCGGGCGGCGATCCGGCCCTCCTCGAGCACGCGGTCGCCGGCGTCCTCGTACGTCTCGCCGAGCACGAGGTTGATGAACGTCTGGCGCGCCTGCGCATCGTCCTTGACGTCGAGCCATTCCTTGACCAGGTTCTCCCACGACGCGTTGGGGAACAGGCTGTACGCGGCCCAAATGTGGAAGCCGGCGTGGCCCTTGAACGGCTTCGAGGCGCGCCACTCGCCGCGGCCGACCATCTCCGGCTTGTCGACGTCGCGGATGACGCAGCCGTTGGCCCGGCAAGCGTAGTAGACCGACTCAGGGATGCCGTTGCCAGCCTCGTCCTTGTCCCACTTGAAGCCGTGCGGCGTGTCGCGCCCGCCCCACTCCAGCACCTGGAACTCGCCGCAGTGCGGGCACGGCACCCAGTAGCGGCGCTGGTCGCTCTGCGCGTACGACTTCTCGATGCGGCTGTCGCCCTTGATCGTCGGCGTGCTGCCGAGGATGATCTTGCGGTTCCAGAACGACTCGCTGCGCTTGATGCCCAGCTTGATCTGGTCGCCTTCCTTGCCCGCGCCGTGCACCGGGTAGCCGTCGACCTCGTCGAACGCGACGATGCGCGCGGTGATCCGCCGGAAGCCACCCGGGCTGTTCGCGCCCACGAAGCGCATCGACGCGCCGTTCCGGAACTTGCGCTTCAGCAGCTTCTGGTTCGGGTCCTTGCCCTTGACCTTGCCCGTGATCTCGGCCAGCACGGGCGTGTCGCGCAGCATGGGCCCGATTTCCGAGTCGCTGTAGTCCTCTGCGTCCTCCACCCGCGGCTGCACCACCAGGATCGGCGACGGGTCCTGGTGGATGTAGTAGCCGGCGATGTGGTCCAGGATCTTCGTGTAGCCGACCCGGGCCGACTTCTGAACGGTCACCATCTCCACCGACGGGTCGGTGACGGCGTCCATGATCCCGTTCTGGTAGGCGAACGCGAAGAACTTGCCGGTCTGCGCGCTCGTCTCGGGCGAGAGCATCGCGAACTCGGACGCCCACTGCGACAGCGAGAGCGTCGGCGGCGGCTGCAGGTTGAGCCGCACCGCCGCGGCGATCTCCTCCCTCAGCTTCTCGCGGCCGCGGGCATATCGATCAGGTGCCTGCATGCTCGGCGAGCTCGGACAGGGCCGCGGTGATCAGCACCCGCAACGCGTCCTGCACCTCGTTCGCGGTCTGCATGCGCGCGATGCGCGGCGCGTGCTCGGTGGGGATCGCGAGCAGCCGCGTGCGCACGGCGGCCAGCTGCTTCCCGACGATCCCGGCGACCTCCTCGACTAGCACCACGGCGCCCGAGAGCTTGTCGTACTCGAGCTCGCGCTGGAGGGCGAGGAAGTGCTCTTTCGTCGCCAGCGAGACGGCATGCGATGGCAGGCCTCCCGACATCGCCAGGCGCATCGCGGCCTGCTCTGGCGTCTCGCCCGCGCCCGTCGCCGCGGCCACGCGCTCTGTCCGCAGTTTCCGCGTCGCGGTGCGGACAGCCGCGGACACCTGCGGCGCGTCTGTCCGCACCGTGTCCGCAGCCTTCATGTTGCCCACGCGCCAGGCCGTCCCCGCGAGCGCCGCGTCGATCTTGCCGCCCTCGCCACGAGGGAGACGGCCTTCCGTCAGGCCGCGCCGCACCAGCTTCTCGTTGCAGCCGTCGCGCCGCGCGAACTCGCGAATCGATACCAGTTCAGCCACGTGCGGACACCTTTCGAGGGCTCAAGAAAGCGAAACATCGCGGCGCGCAATTGCC